CTCTCTCTACATGATATTCCTCAGTGAATACCGTTCTACCATTTTCTTCATAAAAATGAGAAGGGAGAAGTTTTGGCTTCTCCCTTTTTATATTTTGTGATTCCATTTTATACTAATGTAATTTCACATGCTCCTCCAGCACAAGCTGCTTCACCTCTCAAATCAGTATCATCATCCATTTCAATAATTTTAGATAAATCAACATCTTTAAGTGTTTCCATTAATTCTTCATACTTTTCTTTGGTGCAGTCTTCGAATGGTGCTTGAATATACGTTCCTCCGTCATAAGGAAGAACTGACAATCCATTATATGCTTCTTTGTTATCCCACATCCACTCACCAACTGCTGGCCACTCATGTTCTCTGATTGAGATAGTTGCCGATACGTTGTGAGCGTTGTTTCCATTTCTATGTCCTGGTTTAATCCACTCTTGTTGAACTTTCTTCACTCTCTCCAATAATTGAATTGGTGATTCGTTTCTTAAGATTGACCCCTCAGGTGCTTTTTGTGGAATTCCAATAACCGCTGTGTCGTGTGGTCTAAAGTATTCATCTTCAACTAATTCAGGGTGATGAGTCTTCAAGTGTGAATAAATCGCTTCATTCTTACCAACTCTAACTCTTCTGATATAATAATCATTGTGCCAAGCGTGAATACCTGAAGATGTTCCTAATGTTAAAGATGTTGTTCCCGCAGGTTTAACTGTTGTTGTTCTTGCCGACGGATTAATCTTTATTAACTCAGCAACTCTTTTGTTTTCTTCTTTAACTACCTTAGCCGCAGATTTCATATTCAAACCTAAAACCGCACCTGAACCGATACCTGTCATTGAAATTCCAATCAACGCATCTTTTTCAGTTGTTCTTTGCCAAATTGGTCTTAAGTAGTGGAAGTCTGTGTATCCCGCTTGTAATGTTCCGATGAAAGAAGCCGCTCTAACTCTATCTTCATAATCTTCTTGAGATGCAACGTTAGATACGTTAACCTCTGTAAGGTTACAGAATTGGAATGGTCTTAACGCAATTTCACAACAAGGGTTTGTTCCCCAATCTTTATCGTTTGATAAGTAGATACCAGGTTCACCCGCTCCACTCGCTTCAATTCTCTTCCATAAATCCATGAAGTAATCTTTGGTGATTTTGTGTCTCATCAAAACTGCAGAGTTATTAGCTCTACCTCTTTGTGGATTTGTTTCCCACCATGCACCACTCTTACAACCAATCATTTCTTCATCAGTCGCTGAGAATAATGAGATAAGTGCCGCTCTTCTGATACCACCAGCCAATACTGCATCTGCAATATGACAAACGATATCATGAACTTCAATTGGTCTTAGTTTGTCGCCATTTTCTTTAGAATCAAGAATACCTTCCAATTTGATAAGACATTCTTTAAGTGGTTGAGCACCAGGTGCTTTACCCCCTGAAGTAACAAGTCTTGCTCCTTTAGGTCTGATGTCTGAAAAATCAAATTCAATCTTTGAACCACCGAAGAAATATGATTTAACTAACACTTTAACAGCGTCAGCCCATCCTTCGATTGAGTCAGCAACCAACCATCTTCTTCCTCTTTCTTTATTTGGTTTTCTAATTTCAGGCAGAACCTCAACGTGATGTTTCTGAACTGAATAACCTACACCTGTTCCACCCAAAAGTAGGAACATGATTTCAGAGAATACTCTCCAATCATCAATCGGTGCAAAGGCACAATTGTAAATTCTGTTAGGTGAAATTTCAATTGGTTTACCTGCGAACTGCATTGACCTCATTGAAGGTAATACCTGCTTTCTGTAAACATACATGTAATTCTCTCTAATCTCCTTTTCGATTTCTGGATACTGCTTGATGTGCATCTCCATGTTTCTTGTGACAAGTTCTTGCCATGTCTCTCTTCTCTTTAGTTCTGGGATATACTTAGCGTATTTCATATACACTGTAATCTCCGATAAAATCCTGTTTGAAATGTCCATTGTTTAAATTTTAAAATGTAGTTTTTTTATCAAAAAATCGTTGATTTTAATGATAAATATGTGGTCGGCATATAACTGACCATTAATTTTGATAAAAAAAATAAGTTTTTTTTGAAAAAAGTAGATATTTAATTAAGTTGTTTTTTGCTGTGCTTCTCTTTCTTTTCTTTTTTCAAGAAGCTCCTTAACTCTATCTCTTTTTCTTTCTTCTTGTTGTTCTTCAAAACCTAAGAATGTTACTGATGATTCAGTGTCAATCTCCAACAATTCATTATTGAATTTACAGTTTTCAAAAACAACCCCATCCTTACCCAAACGGGATTTGGTGATTGCAATTGTCGCCAAGTTCATCTCCTTTTGTTGAAGTGTCTTAGCCACAGTGATGATTACGTGACCAACCTGTGCTTTTTTAATCGACCCACCCATTTGGTCAGTCGTTACAACTTCAGAGGAAATTGAAGACCTATTACCTTGTGTAGCAGTCCATCCAACAAGATTCAATTCGTGACACATTGCCTCGAACCCTCTCATTACAGAACCTTCGGCTTTCCATTCGTCTTTCGCACTTGATTCAGGTAGAACACAATCAATATAATCCAACAAAATTAAATCAATTTTGTTTCCGTCTGCAATCATTTTTCTAACTTGATTCTTAAGTTGATTCATGGTCATTGTATCTGACGCAAGTTTCTTAAGAATCAATTTGTTTTTCATTGTTTCTTGAATCTCAGTAATCTTGGACATAACTTCATCTCTGTGGTTAGCAAGATTATCAGGCTCAATACCAGTCCATATCGTAAAGTGTTTTCTTTGAACAATCTTCGGGTTGTCTTCAAAAAATACTTGGAGAACGTTGTAACCCATATTGAATGCGGTATTCGCTATCTTTGTTAAGATTGTAGTCTTACCAACACCTGTTGGTGCTAAGATAACTCCAATCTCACCTTTAGCCAAGCCACCCTTAAGTAATTTGTCAATACCTGGAATACCCATTGGAATAGGATGACGATAGTCTTCATCTAACACGGTTTCTAATCCTGTAAAGATATCTGATGTTCCTTTGTCTGTTTGACCTACCTGTAAAGCTTCTCTAACTAATCCCTCGACTTTGTCATAAGATTCGAAGTCACCTTCAGTGATGATTTTCTGAGCCCTATCCATAGCCTTCTGTAACTCTTGTTGTTTACAGAATTTCAAAGCCTTCTCCTGAACAAATACTGTTCCTTCGAATGGAGCTTCTTTAACTTGTTTAAGGGTATCTAAAACAATTTTAGCGACGAGTTCCTGTGAAACCTCAGACTTAACAATTTGTTCTAATGTGTCAAAGTTGGGAGTTGATTCATATTTCTTGAAATATTCTTTAATCATCTGAATGATGATTTTGAAATACTTGTTATCAAAGTATGAAGATTCAATTACATCCATTATAGATGAAGAAAATTCCTTGTCCTCTATGATTTGGTTTAATAATTGTATCTGAAACTGATTGCCTAAATAATCGAAATTCTTATTCATAAATTGTAACTTACCCCTCTATATTATTAAATACTTACTTACTTAAATCAAATTCCAAATAATCGTAACTTAATTCATTGTTTGAAAAAATGTCAGTCAATTCGCGAAGAACATCTTTCAAAAATGGTCTTACGTCAACCGTATAACGAACTTTAGGCGGAAACTTTTTTCCATCAAAAATTCTCTGACAAATTGTCTGTTCTCCAACCTTTACATAGAGGTTGAAAATTTCAGGTCCTTCAGTGAATGAAGTCTCCATAATCTTTGGGTCGTGAATAATAGATTCTTTGTTATCCATCATGTAGATAACCGTCTTCATCTTAAGATAATAGTCAAGCTCTTCTTTGAGTCCTTTAATGTATTCATACAACTCAACTGAGTTTTTAGCTTTCGGGTTATACCCTCTTACATTAAAGAATCTTTGAACGACGATGTTGTCGTTTAAGGTAAGCAAAAATTCCATCTTAGTGCTGTCTTGCTCTTTCATAGTTTTAATTTTTGTTTGTGTTTCGTTTTTCTATTTAAAAATATTGTTATTGTTTTTTGTTATTCCTAAGTCTTCATCCTTATAGAATATGACGCTATGTCCTTGTTTTACTTCTTCATCAGTAAAATAATACAACGCTAATGAATATCTTGACACATCATCAGGTGTGTTTAATGGTATTGGATGTCCGTGAGGTGCGTCTTCAATAGAAAAAATAACTGCTCTATTGAATATAGGTTCTACCTCAATTTCTTTCTTCCAAGGGACCCCTCCCCATAGTTCTAAATTTCCTTCCCATTCTTTTTTCCAATTTTCATTTAAATAAAGTAATAGGTTTAAGTTTCTTTTCCATTTTTTTCCAGGATGTTCATTATAATCTATATGAACAGAAAGCTTTCCACCTTTTTTTATTTTATGGATTCCTCCTCCCAACATTATTGGGTCTCTATATAACTTTTCAAATCCTGTTAAATCTTCTAAAAACTTTATGAATTTATCTGAATTCATATATTCAGTAACCATATTGGTAATTGGAAGTTTTTGAGAGAATTCTGTCATATCTGTATTATCTGTAGGATAAAACAACTTATTAACTTCAAATTTTTCAACCCATTCTAGTTGATTGGTATACCATTCATCATGTTTTTTTATTTCGTTTAAGCATGATTGTAATAAAAATTCAGGTAAAAAATTGTCAATTACAATATATGGGAAAGGTTTTGCGGTTCTGTATTGAACTTTAAACTTTTCAGATATGGAATAATCAATCATAGTTTTCGTTTTTCTTTTCTTGTTAATTTCATGAAAGGTTTAAGGAAGTTTACCCAAGCCTCATCATTCTTAGGTAGATAATTAAAGAGACCGTCTTCCATCATCAGTCTCATTAAATTCTTATATCCTCTGTCGGTGGGGTCAATTGTATCGGTGTGAATTTGTTCTACCAATTGTTTACCCTCATCTGTGATTAGAGGTTCGTGAAGGTTAACAATTTTGGAATTTATTCTGTAGAACTCTTCTCCAAGTATACCGCTTTTTGTCTTACCAGTCAAAATATTTGATAAACTTTTAATAGGTTTCTTTTGCGGGATATTTTGGGCATTATCCAATAATTCTTCGACACTGCAGGATTTTTCCAACATTTGTGGGAATAATTTAACAAGGGTTTTTTCACCCAAACCCTCGATACCATCAATGTTATCTGATTTGTCTCCTGTAAAGATTTTACACACGGTTACATTCTGATGAGGAATGTCTACTTTGTTAATTGAAATCTTGTCACCGTTTTTGAAATATTGTTTGTGAATTGGAGAATAGATGGTAACCCTTTCTGATATCAATTGGGTTAAGTCTTTGTCTGCAGAAAATATAATAATCTTTTCTTCTGTGGCTATCTTACAATAGTGAGCGATAAGGTCATCGGCTTCATTGTTTATCATCTCAACTTGTCGCACGAACACCTCCTCCAAATACGTCTTCACTCTTGCCTTTTGTTGCAAGTAAGACTCGTATTTGTATTCATTCATATCCTGTCTCCGGTTTCCCTTATACTGAGGATATATTGCTTTTCTAATTGAGGAATTGGAATCTCCGTCCCAAAAGACTACGACTTTGTCGTGGTTGTGTTCATCCAAGAATCGGCGAAGAGTATTAATAAAATGATAAACACCCCCAACGTGAGCCCCATCATTATAAAGTTCTTTAACACCGTGAAAGCCAATCTTAAAAAGGTTATCACCATCTACCAATAAAGTTTTAGACACATAGTTTATTTAAAGGTTACTAATCTTCTCTTTCTTCTTTCAAGTCAAAGTCACCGTCTGTTCCGATAATATCTTTCCAATATTCAGCATACTCCTTCTTGTATTTTTCAATTGAAGCTTTCTCCTCAGACGCTTCTTTTCCTGCCAAGAACCCGTGTGGTGTAACGATGATTCTACCATCATCAAATCCTAATCCATTGATGTGATTCTTCAACACAGATACTTTACTTCTTACTGCAAACTTAACACTTCTTTTGTCTTTAGTCGCAGTAATCTTAGTTGTTCCAGCACCCTTTTGATTACCAAATAAGAATACCAATGATGAGTTTAACCATACAGCGTTTCCACCTTTAGCCATAATCTTTGGTTGACCAAATGGATTATCAGGTAATTCAACCCAAGGTTGATTGATGATAATCAAAGTATTTTCCCATTTAGAATCTGACTTTCTTGAACCAGAAATTCTTTGGTTGATACCCATACCAATTTTGTCTGATAACACAGAGGCGTTATGTTGCTTACCACCCTTACCGTCATATGTCATTTTACAAGGCACAGACCCCACAGAATCCCATATAAAACATAAGCTTGGTGATTGTAACCCATCTTCATCTTCGTAGTCTAATTCACCCTTCTGTTGAGCATCTAACAAAGAGTTGATGTAGTCGGTAATTTGTTCGATATAACTGAAGTTATTATTGAAGATGAAAAATCCACCCCAATCCATTTCTCCTGTTTCTTCATCAACGATTTCTTCACATTCAAAACCCATAAGTTTTGCGTGGTCAAATGACCACTTCTGTTCTG